ACGCTCAACGCGGATGATCAGAAGCTGAAGTCTTTCGGGCATCCTCGGGTCATAGACCACGAAGTCACACCATTTCTTATCTGTGCAACGCATCTGAAGCTGCATCTGCTTCATGTACTTATCGGGGATCTTCTTGCTGAGTTGAAGATCAATCATCGTTGCAGTCTCGGGACACTTGATCTCGATGAGGCCTTCACCCACTACCCCATCAGGGCTGGCCCCGCACATCTCGATTGAGGGATGGGAAATGAATCCCACCTCCTCGACCAGATTGCCCGTCTGGGCTTCGTATGCGGCCCTGGCATTGGATTCCTGCTCGACACCCCATTCCATCGCTGCGTTGGAGTAAGACTTGGCAGGCTGGCCTGTCATCCTTTCAACAACGAGTTGAGCTTGGTAGTTCTCTCGATCCGCTGAATAGTCGGTCTTGGTTTTCGCCATGACCTTATACACAGAGGAAGCGGTGACCTTCCCGGCTCTTTGGGCGAACCATTCTGGTGATCGCTGTTCCATTACTTGCTCACCTCATTGATCCACTTGGCCCAGGCACGGGCTTCATCTTCATCACGGGTGCGGAAGCCGCCTGGCAGAACCCATCCCGCGGGAAATCTCTCCCGATTCGTTTCGGTTGCGGTTCCCCACAAGATTCGCCCACGACCAATCCTGATGTTCATGGGATTGATGTAGACCTGTGCACCGTCTTCATTGTTTTTCATTTCGCTGCCCCTTTGAGTGACTGTTGATGTTTAGCCCAGAATCGGGACTTCGCCGCTGATGCGGGAATCGCTTTGAAGGCCGATTCCAGAGCCGCCATGCCCTCCAAAGAGGCCGCACGGAGTTCGTCTAGGTACTTCGCTTCAAAGGCCTGATCCTCGCTGTTGGTTCCCCGGACTGCGTGGTTCCCATCGTCATCTTCTGGCGCGATCCCACAAGCCGCCATGAGGGAATACCTACGGGCATAGGTCAGGGCAGACCCGTATCCCTGGGGATCGTGCTTCGCCGCAGGAACATGGAGCTTCCCGGAGGACAGCATTTCCCCGGACTCATGCAGGAACACGGTCTCTACGATCACACCGTCCTGGCACTCCGAGGTCTGCTGCATAAGCATGATCCCGTTGGCATTGAGGGAGTCCACCACGGCTTCGACACAAGCCGCCAGATCAGCGTATCGGCTCTTGAAGTGTGGATTCGATGAGGTCTTGAGCGCAGGCCCGAAGGCCTTCTGTGCGCTCACCAGAGCTGAGAAGATGTTTTTCATAGCGAGTAGAACAGGATGGTGGCCCCGGCCAAGCCGAGGAAGATGGCGAACAGCACATCAGCGAGCTTAGATTTCATTGCTGTACTCCTCAGCAGGGGGGAAGGCATCGTCATAGGCCCAGAGCTTGCCTTCGTGAGAGCAAGCCCCGGTGTAGAGGCGCACCTGATAGCAAGGCTGTGATTCGCTCTTGCCGGTGACGAAGTTGACGATCTGGGTGTCAGGATGACCGCACTTGGAATACACCTCTGGGTGGCGTTCCGACTTGATGTAGTGCTGGCATTGAGTGCAGGGAAGGATCTTCATGGTTGCTCCAGAGACCGCGACATAGCGGCATGGAGAGAACTGTAAGCGATCTTATGAACATGAGAACTAGGACTTTCCCTAAGTCCCCTTACCAAAAGCTGCCTTACACTCCATGCGGGGCCAGGAACGGGTTAGCGCCGTGCTTCTGGTGTTTACGAATTATCGGCAGGAGCCACTCTGCTACATGAGGCTGGCCCCACCTGAGGAAAGACATGGACAAGAAGGATCTGATCGAGAAGGCCGGTGGCGTGACTGCTCTGGCGAAGCTGCTGAACATCAAGCCGCCTGCGATCTACCAATGGAAGAAGGTTCCTGAGTTGCGGATGCTCCAGCTCAAGGAAATGCGTCCTGAGTGGTTCGCTTGCAAAGAAGAGCAAGGTGTGTAAAATAAACCCTGTCTGGTGTGGCAACCAGGCGGTGAAACGATTAAAACCCCTAGTGGGTGCTGTGCGGTCTTGCATGGCAGTGGGCGGGTCTTTTGATCGTTTCAAACGCCTCGCTGCTGCTCTCGCCAAGAGCCAAGACCGCAGAGCATCTCTAGGGGTTTTTGCTTTTGGCCCAGACCGTCAGGGCGCGATAGCAAATGGGCCTGCATGGGCTGCACCCGAGAAACACCGGCCACCATTACACCCGTGGCAGAGCCGACCAGCGTTGATTGAGCGACTGGTGAAGCCGTTGGTACTCAGGTGGAAGACTAGGCCAGCGGTGAAAGTGAATCAATCCCTCAAGGGCACTTGGTCTTGAGACTGTTTGTAGATGAATGAAGCGGATGAGGTCAGTCTAAAGATGGAGCGGAGTGGACTCATCCACCCTAGGAGAACCTATGCCTGAAAAAGACTTGTTCGGCGAAGAGATAAAAACGCCTGTGGATAACTTCGATGCTTTCTGGGTAGCCTGGCCTAAGCATCCCCGCAAGGGAGCCAAGTCAGCTTGCAAGAAGCGTTGGCAGAAGGGTCTGTACGATCATTGTGCAGATCAGATCCTTAAGCACGTAGAGTGGATGAAGACCACCGACCAATGGAGGAAGGACGCGGGAGCGTTCATTCCTGCTCCGTTGGTCTATCTGAACCAACAGAGGTGGGACGGGGCCGAGATCCCCGAGCCTAAAGACACGCGAGATCCTGCTCTGGTCAAGATCGACCAAGACAGGGGGAAGGCCTCTCAGATGCCTGAAGATGTACGCAAACGCATTCAACAGCTCAGGAGCAGGATATGAAAAAACTCACAATTCTGTTGGCTCTGGCTTTTCCTGCTCATGCAGAGTTTTTCTCTGGCAATGATCTACTGACTCGGATGCAAAGTGATTCGAGTGTTGAAAGATCCATTGCATTGGGCTTTGTGGTTGGAGTTGCAGATGCTTGGGATGGAATGCTTTTCTGTGCTCCAGACAACGTAACAGCGGGTCAGACCAGAGATATTGCTCTGAGATTTTTGATCATCAATCCTCAAAAGCGGCATCAGGCTGCTGTGGGGATGGTGTCTGATGCACTCGCAGAAGCATGGCCCTGCGCGAAAAAACCAAAGGTGAATAAGCTGTGAACGAAGAATCTCCAGACACAAAACTACAGATGGAAGCTAAAGAATGGGTTCGCCGCTTCCGACAGATGAAGGACGAATCAGGACTTCACGCTGCATCAGGATGGTGGCAGTCCACAATTCGAGACATTGAGAAACGAAGAGGAAAACAGGCCGCTGATGAACTCCGAGCAGAAATGAACAAGATCAAATGATCACTTTGGTGTTTTCTGTCGAAGGTGAACCAAAGGGAAAAGGTAGACCCCGCTTCTCCAAGGTCGGAGGGTTTGTAAAGACCTACACCGATCAAAAGACGCGAGACTACGAATCCCTTATCTCCAAAGCTGCCAGAACAGCGATGGGAGAGACACCTCCGATGGAAGGCCCTGTGAGCGTTTCGATGTACTTCAGGCTACCCATCCCCAAGTCCACCCCAAAAAAGCGCGTGGCGAGCCTTCTAGGTGGCTTGGTGAGGCCAACAAAGAAGCCAGACCTTGACAACATGAACAAAGCCATCCTTGATGCCATGAACGGCATCGTCTACAAGGATGACTCTCAAGTGGTCACTATTCATTCAAAGAAGGTTTACTCCACACACACCGGGGTAGATATTTGCATCATGGAAGAAATATGAGCTACTCACAACTTGAAATTGAAATTATTCGATGGGCCGAGGCTCGAAGGATCATCCCAAACTCAACAACAGAGCGCCAGTTACTAAAGACTGTCGAAGAATTAGGTGAGTTAATATCTGCGACTGTCAAGGGAAAGAAAGAAGAACAGATTGATGCGTTCGGAGATGTTTTGGTTACTCTGATCATTGCTGCTGATCTGGCTGGAATAAATCTGACTGATGCGCTTGAACACGCGTGGAATGAGATCAAGGATCGGAAAGGATATTTGCGTGCAGATGGAATCTTTGTCAGAGATTGAGATATTTATCTCGTTTCTGATACTTGCGGCATTACTCAAAGCACTTGAGAAACTAATCAAATGAGCCACGAAGCAATTGATTTCATCTTCCAGAACGCTCCTGAGTATGCAAAGGCAAAGGCAGAACGGGTTTATCTTGAGGAATTCAGAAAGACCAAGAAAGCCCTGCTGATGAAAGCGGCGATGAGTAAATACGAAGCCGTGGGTGCTCAAGAGCGTGAGGCTTATGCACATCCTGAGTATCAAGAGCTTCTGAAGGGGCTGCAGGCTGCAATTGAGATCGAAGAGGAACTGAAGTGGAAGCTGGAGGCCGCCAGGCTCAGGGTTGAGGTATATCGGACTGAAGAGGCGTCAGCCAGAATGCAGATGAGGGCGGCATAAGTTATGCCTTATTCAATCGAGCTTGATTCATCGGAAATGGTTGTTGTTCAACTTTTGGCATCGATGCGTCATGCAATAAATCGAAGTCACTTGGTTAACAACTCGAAGATAGGCCCACAATCAGACCATCAAACAGACCTTGATGGACTGATTGCTGAGTTTGCCTTTTGCAAGTGGAAGAACATTTGGCCTGACATGAGCGTATCGCCACGATCTGGCGGGGCCGACTGCATTGTCAGCGGGAAGACTATAGATATAAAGTCAACAAGAAGGCTGGATGGTCGGCTTTTGGCAGTCACGACAAAAAATATCAAACATTCAGATATTTATGTGTTGGCAATAATTCAAGATAATAAAGTTACATTTCCCGGATGGGTGTTTTCAGAAGAACTTCTTGACGAAAGTAACATTGTTGATCTAGGACATGGGCCAACTTATGCCATGAGTCAATCAAAACTGCGTCAGTTCAAAATTTAGATGATCTTAAAGCAGACATACATTCGGAGCCAGAAGCTCCTCAGGGCTGTTGCTTCTTTGCCGTGTCAGTGTTGTGGGCATCCTGACTCCCAAGCGGCCCACTCCAACTGGTGGGGTGGGAAGGGTAAAGGCATTAAGGCAAGTGATGAATTTTCAGCGAGCCTCTGTGTCAGATGCCATTGGGAGATTGATCAGGGGAACAAGTTGACCAAGGATGAGCGCAAGCAGAAGTGGCTGGCTGCTCACAGAAGGACGGTTGCAGAACTTCAGAGGCAGGGAAAATGGCCTGTTGACATTCCTGTTCCCGAGATAGAATTCTGAGACCCTGATCTCCTTCAGTTGCCGGGGTGGGGCTTCGGCCCCCTTTTTTTGGAGCACTTATGTTCACCAAAGCCAAAGCCAAAGAGATGCAGGAGTATCTCAACCGCAACAAGCGCAAGTACCACCAGACCAAACCGATGAAGGCCTACAAGATGGCCGATGAGTTTGGAAAGGGGTACGAAGCCATCGAGATGCAGAAGGCGATGAAAAAGAAATGAAGTGTCCCATCGCCACCCAGGACATCGAGGTCAACCTCAAGAACCGCGATCACGCATTCGCGGAGTACGGTTACGGGCCTGCCAATCCTGAAGAGGACAACGAGGAGTTCTGGGCCAAGCGGTCTGTGGAATGGAACACCTCTCCTGAGCAAGCCAAGACGATGCGCTGCGGGAACTGCGCTGCATTCATCCAGACG